AACACGATGCGACTATCTTTGCCGGCCAACTTGTTTATAACCTTACCGGCAAAATACGCCTTCACATATTCCGTAAACGACGGCGGCCACTTTGCGTAGTCGAAGCCAAACGATGTATCGTCGGAAACGTACTTGACGAAAATCTCATCGAGGTTGGCGTACCAGAAACCGGCCTCGTCTGCATAATCCACCAGCGGGCTCCGCAAGAATTCATCCTGAAAGACACCGCTGGTGATGACCCAATCAATGGGTTTGTCGAAGGCCCTAGGAAACCCGAACGAAGGCGTTATCGCAGGATCGTACAGGAACTTAGACGTTCTCATGGCGAAGTGCCACTGCGCCTGCTCTAAGCAGAACCTGATCCCGTTATCGTTCCAAACTTCGTCCAGCAGATACCGTGGCTCTCGGTCCTCCGTGAGACTGGCTAACCTCAAGTCTCCGCAGAAGGCGAGAGCGCCATTGTAAATTTTGAGACGGTCGGTCACTTACGCAGCCTTAGCGACGCCGGTTTGTTCGCGTGCGAACTTGTCCAACCACGCGGTGGCGGTATCTTTGTTCTCAATGCCTTCTTGCAAAACTGACCCATCAGCCTTGCGGATAACCGACCACTTCAGCGGACCACGGAACTTCAGATCGTAGCCATCCATAAACGCCTTCAAGTCGTCGGCGGAGGCCTGACTCTGAATCAGAGAGTGATGGGACAGCGCCTGAACTTTCACCCACGTCCGCGCGCAGTCCACCACGATCAGATAGGCAATCCAGGTGCGATCTTCCGCGACAGCTCTGATCTCATCCGTCGGCCTGATATCTCTCGCGTGATGCGCCCAATAAGTCGGATTCAGAATATCCTCGAACGTAACTCCATCCGGTATCTTCGCGGCATATTGCGTACGTACGTACTCGATAGCGCCGAAAAATTCCTGACCAGGCGGTAACTGTTTCGTGTGAGTTTCCGGTGTGTACATGCTTCCTCCTAATGACGTTGGAAAAACATACGGCGGGCGGGTCATACAACCCGCCGTACTACAACTGATTACGACAGCCTACGCTGTACTCGTAATGCCGGACGACACCGATGCAGCACCAGCTGTAGAAATGCTGGTGATGTATGTCCACCGTAGGAGTGAAGCAGTCGAATTCGACGTGCCGCACGCCAGGATGGCGATGATGTCGAACGGACGCATGCCGAGTTGACCGGCGTCCGCGAAATAACCGGCGTTCAGTACAACCGTACTCACGTCTGTCGTGAAGTAATGCCAGATACGTCCGCCGGCATTTGCACCTGCCTTGCCGGTCGCGGTGGTCGCCGCTCCGAAGTTGTTGAACGTCAGCATAGTCGTGCCACCGGTGATACGTACATCCGGTGAAGCGCCGACAATACCGGCGATCTGCGACGGCGGATTGGAGACCGAAGAAAGCTCTGTTGATCCAAGATATGCCATTGTCAGTCTCCTTAACCGTAAGCCACACCGTCAGTCGTAATCACGACGATGCCGGCGTTTTGTAAGACAACGCCGCCCATATATGCCGTGGTACGTCCGAAGGTGTAGTCCTGTTCGTCGTTGTAGCCGACTGCGGTGCTGACGCCACCGGTGTTGATACAGTGCCCAACCGAACTCTTGTGATAGAGAAACGACTTCTCCGAAGCCGTCGCTCGACCGGGTAAGGTCGGATGTTCGATCAACAAACAGTTGCGCCACCGATAGGCCATTGGCTTATCACGCCAACTCGGATTTGAATCACCACCGTCGAACGGCTTGACCTCGATGTAATCGGCGTTCGAGAACTCCGGTGCCTGCTCGAGGAAGGCCAGGAATGACGGTTGAGCCAACAACGTGACATTGGAATCCCACGGCACAGCCGCATTCGATAACTTGACTCGTGCGTTCTGGAATAAACTGACCGTTGGGGTTTGGGACGCGGCACCTACTGTGACAGTGCCGGTATTCAACAGCGTGATGATCTGATCGTCAATCTTTCGGTTGATGACCATCATCGAGGTGGCTTGCATGATCGCGCGCTGATCGCCTTGGCTCGCGAAGATGTTGAAGCCGGTCTTGCGCACGAGGTCGTGCCACTCTTGCAACGTCGCGGTATTCTGCGTCAGAGAATCGCCACGAGGCGGAATGAGACCGTTGGTGCCTCGCGTTACCGCTGTTGCACCACCGGAACCTGCCACCAGGAACACCGCTTGATTCCCTTTGATGACTGCTTCGGTAGTTACAGTCTCGCGCGTCAGTGTCGCCTTGGCCTCGAAGGCCGCAACGAATTCGTCGCGATACTGAACTTGATATGCTGTATCTGCCATGTGAATGGCTCCTGAACAAAGTCGAATTTCCGACCTCGCACGGGGTGTCCATCATGGCTATCGGCTGGGGGGTCCTTTCGGGGCCAGCTTCCAGCGGGACGGGGCCGAGCTACGGTGCCCTATTCCGCCCAAGAGAGCCGCTTACGCGGGGTGTCCCTCGGCTATGTGCTGATTATATGCGAAAGCAATATGCGATGTACACACTATCTAGTTCGATATGGCTTGAAGGGACTGACTTCTAGTAGTCCTTAACGCCATGCACGCTGCTATCCGACGTCGCGCCTTCAGTTCTTTTGACGTTGGTATGAAGTCAGATGTATAAAGACGCTCCACGGCTACTAAGGTTCTGGTTAAGATAATTGAGTCCATACAAAGACCGCCTATACCTTTGTATGTAAATAGTTCCGGATTGAAGCTCTTCACTGCTGCCACAGCATAATCGATACTATTATCTTCACTGTTAATCCCGCTAATTACCGCTCCATATTGCTCTCGCATTTTAGCTATCGTCGCAACGAGACGAAACAAAAAATGAAGACCGCGGTGTTTTGAGTCAACTCCAAAATCTCGCGCGAACTGTTTCGCAAATGTAGGCTCACTTAATAGAAAGTCAGCAGAGCGGTTTATCGATTCTCTTCCTCTTTGAAAGTTGGCCACCAACACAGCATTGGATTCCAGAAACGGTCCCGTGTCATTACCTAATAAATACAACTGAACTAAACGTACTGCCAGAGATTCATGAAAATTTGAACAGAAGTCGGCGACTATGACTTGTGGTTTTTCTTTGTAACTCCATCCATTGAGCACATCGACTAGATCGCTCCTGATAGCAAGTTTCCCATCGGCACGTAATTTGTCGATTATGGCTTGATCTTTATCAATCGCGATAAGATTGTTCCACTGGAATCCTTTCTTAATTGCTACCGATCTATCAAGATCATCAGGCCCTGACAAATACAATACGATTGCGGTATCCGTAGATACGTTCCATCGCTTTAATCGCGCGGTAATTCTTTGCCATATCATTCGACGCCATTTATTCTTAGCGTCAAAATCGTAGTTACCCATTTAGGCCGCACTCTTCGCTTTCATCCGCTCCTGAGCCGATATCAACTCGCGATACCTAAACGCCTTCGGTGTATCCTTCACGCCGTCGCGCTCGATCATCGGAGCCTTGAAGTAATCGCTATTCGGATTACGCATGTCTTTCTGAAGGTCGGCAATCTCCGCTTCCAGAGTCTTGCCCAAGTCTCCACCGGCACCCGGCATAACACGTGCCATCGGATTGATCTCGCGTTCCATCTGCACGAGCCATTTCCATGAGTTAGGATCGGCGCGGATAAGCGTACGGTCTGCGAAATAACCGTTCATGAAACGATCACGGAACCCGGCCGGCGCACGGGCGAGTAGTGCTTCCGCCATTGCTTTGTTCGTACGATAATCGCCACCCCATTCCGAGCGCAGTTTGTCCTCGGCGAGATCCACAGCTTTCTTCTCAGCTTCTGCGATCTCTTGAGTCTGCCGGTTCACCTCGGCGTAGAAGGATGTAACAGCGGCGTCTACTTGTCCTTGGGTGAAGTTGGCACCATGAGCGCTTATCAGAAATGCCTTCAGAAAAGCATCGTCCTCCTTCGGTGGTTGCTGACCGGCTGGCATCGTAATCTTGTACTCTTCCGGTTTGGCAGGAATACCGTTCTCCTGACGCCAACGAGATATCTCTTCCGGTGAAGCACCTTTTGGAAGGACTGACTTGAGTTCACCAGCAGATAGACGTGACTCGAATTGTCGAGCCTTCTTCCAAATCTGTTCCGGAGATTCATAACGTTCAAGCTGCTTAGCTTCTTTCTCCGGATCCGTGGTGGCTGCCGCCATGCGCGCGCGCCAGTCATCACCCCATCCGGATATACCGGTCGATCCTGCC